TGGATGGTGACGCGACCGAGCCGATCGCGTTCGACGCGAACAACCCGGTCATCGCAGCCGCGCTCAACGCGCTCGACGGGGTCGCAGGCGTGACCGTGACTGGCACCACCGCCAAGACGATCAAGTTCGTCGAAGCTGTGGTCGTCACCGCGAACAGCGGAGCGATCACCGGCGGCGGTTCAAAGACCGTCACCAAGGCCTGAGTCTGACTGGCGGGAGGCAGCCGAACCTGCCTCCCGCCCTCTCTGGAAGGCGGTAACCATGGGCGCACCACTAGTAGCCCCTGAAACGCTCGCATCCTGGCTAGGGCTCGAGTTCGATGACGCCGACACAGCGCGTGCGGGGACCGTGATCCAGATGGTCTCTGGGTTCGCCAGGGCCGAGGCCGGGCAGGACGATTGGAAAGCAGAGAACGTCCCTGAAGACGTTGCTCTGATCGTCCTGCTCGCCTCGGTTCGCTGCTGGTCAAACCCGGACCTGAAGACATCGGTCACGCATGACGACGTGACCCGGCGCTGGGAAGCCGGCCAGTTCTTCGACGAGTCGCAGCTGCGCGTTCTGCGACGACACCGGCCTGGATCGGGCGGCGGGCTCTCGTCTGTCCGGTACACCACTCCTTCTGCCCAGGTGGCCGACAGGACAGCATGGTTCGAGGTTGAGGGCGGTCGCCCGGTTGGGATGTACCGTGGGCGCGGATATTGACCTTGCGATGGCACGCCGTGAGGCGGAACGGGATATGCGAGACAGGTGCCGCGTGTTCCGCCTCGTTAAAGGGAGCGTGCTCGACGAAGCGACTGGTGAGTACCCAACGGGCGAGCAGACGATCTACGAGGGTAAGGCTCGACTGAAGTCGCCCCGTATGACGGCGCGTGAGGTCGATGCTGGCTCGCAGCTGCAGGTCGTGACTTCCACTGAGCTGCAGGTCCCGGTCGATGCTGAGGATCTGGTGGCGGGGAGCGTGGTCGAGATGACTGCGTGCCCGGACCGGCCGAAACAGGTCGGGCGCCGGTTCAAGGTGGTGGGTCCGTTCGACGGCACCCAGACGACGAAGCTCCGTTATCGCGTGGAGGCTGCTGATGGACGTTGACTTCTCCGAGCTGGACAAGCTCGCAGCGGATCTACGTGAGGCGCCTGAGTCTGTCGGCCGGTTCGCCCGCAAGGCGGTCGAGGTGACCGCCCGGAAGGTGAAGGATTCGTGGCGGGAGAACGCGCAGGGCATGTCCCACGCGCCGGCGTTCCCGTACTCGATCTCGTACGACATCGAAGGCTCCTTTGGGCAGATCGATGCGGAGATCGGACCGGACAAGGGCGCCACGCAGGGTGCTCTGGGAAACCTGATCGAGTTCGGGTCCCGGAACAACGCCCCGCAGGGCCTCGGGCATGGTGCACTGCAGGCCAACGAGCAGGATTTCGCCGATGGGCTGCAGCGCGCGGTCGACGACGCACTCAGGGAGGCGGGCTTGTGATTCGTGCGCATCGTGACGCGGTGAAGGCGTCTCTCGAGGCTGATCTTCCGGGGTCGGTGTTCTCGTCGTATTCGGCGGTGAAGGACGCGAAGCGGTACGCCGTGGTGTTCATCGGCCGCACTTCGAAACCGCAGCTGAGGTACACGTCGGGCCAGGTCCGTGATGTGTTCACGGTGACGGTGCATTCGGTGGGTGTGGACGAGGACTCTGCGTTGTGGGTGCAGGAGCGCGTCGACCAGTTGACCGGGCGGCAGCTCGTCGTTGCTGGTCGGCGCCTGCAGAAGGTCCGGTACGTGACCGGGCGGCCGCCTCAGCTGGACGACGACTCGACTGCGCCGCTCTGGTTCACGATCTCCCAGTTCGACATCGTCTCCGACCCCGCCTGACGGGGTCTTCGCATTTCAGGGGGTCCCGTATGGGGTTCATTCGGGTGCGCGCGTCGAAGGGCGTAGTGCACGAGTTCGACATTTCCGAGGCCGCGTACGCGCGCGACAAGCGTGCATACAAGGTTCTCGACCGGGCGCCGGTGCATTCGCCGCGACCGGTGAAGTACATCGATGCGGGGCAGCCCGCAGAAACCGCGCCAGCTGTGACTGGCGGGAAGGAGTGACCATGCCTCTTGAGCAGGTACAGAAGGGCACCGCGTCTGACGGCAACGGCCTGGTGCTGTGGGTGCCAGCGATCGCGGATCCGTCGAAGCCGAAGCTGTCGGAGCTGACCGCGGCGTCGGTCGTGAAGCTGACGTACGGTCTCACGCCGGACGGGTTCGCGCACGACACTTCGGTGGCGACGATCACGAGCGGACGCTTCACGCTGAAGCAGGTCATCGAAGCCGACGGCAAGATCACGGACACCGTCGAGGTGAAGTACGTGTGGCAGGGCACGGAGGACGACATCGTCCGCACGACCCTGACCTACAACACGGAGGGCTTCATCGTGAAGCGTCTCGCGGTCGCGAACGAGGTCGCGATCGAGGCGGATCAGCTGGTGACGGTGATCCCGGTGCGGTGCGGCCTGATCCGTGACGTGCCGCCCGCTGAGAACACGGAGCTGATGAAGATTCAGAAACTCAACGTGATCGGCACGGTCGAGCGCGACGTGAAGGTCGTCGCTGGCCCGTAAGTAGACCGCCTGGGGTGGGGTTTCTCGCCTCCCCACCCCAGGCTCTCTCTAGGCGAGGTGAAGGTGAGATTTCATGAGTTTCAAGGATGATCTGGCTGCGGCGAAGAAGCTGCGGCCGGAGCCGATTCTTGTCCCTGTTGCGGTGGGGGAGTCGATGTATCAGGTTGAGGTTTCGCGCCTCCCTGGCACGACGTGGGATGCGATCATGTCGCGGTGCCCGGCCCGTTCGGAGCAGCATTTCGCGGTCGGGTACGACACAGGCAAGGCCGCTGTCGTGGCGTCGACCGAGCACGGCCGTCTGCTCGACGCGGACGGTGACCCGGTCGAGAATCCTGACTGGGATGGTCTGTTCGAGGTCATCTCCGGTATCGAGCTGCGCGCGATCGCCGCGGCATGGTGGGGGCAGAACGTGAACGACCCGGACCAGGCCGTCACTGCGCTAAAAAAAGCCTCAGCGGCGCGCGAATCGAGCAGCTCGAACTAGCGCTCGACCTCGGCGTCGCGCCCCGTCGTCTTGACGGGTGGGAGCCGCGCGAATTCACGGAGTACGAGTGGGACGGCGACCGATTGGTCGGGGCCGTGACATGGCGGGAACCGGAATGGTCCCGTGACGACGTGGACGCTCTACTGGCGGTGCGGGAGCACCGGCGAATGACCGGCCCGCACGGGCAGCAGATGGACGAAGCCATGTCCCGCGACGGCGACCCGTCGAACCCGGATGCGAAGTTCCGGTGGGTCGCTGGTCTGCCGTCATTCGACTTCGCGCAGAAGGCGCTCAACAGCGCGCAGGACGCCTACAAGAAGCAATACGGCGACGACGCGGACCTCAGCTCACTGCGCTGGAGCGTCCACAAGGAACCGATCTAGTTGCGTGAGCTACCCGATCTTAAGGTCAACGATTCGCGTGCTCAGCCCCTCAACTTCGACCTTGCAAGTGAACGTGTTTCGAAGCTTGGCGCCGAAGCTGTTTTCTGCGTCGACATGACCCATGACGACAAATGGGCTGGTGGTATCTCCAGTTTGCACATCAGAGAACTCGGCGCTGGTTGGAGATTTGAGCGCTTCCTTCACAGCAGTTTTGCATGCTGACTGAGCGTAGTAGGGTGCGCTCTCCCGTTCACGCTTTTCTTTCGCTGCTGGGTCGTTATTTGAAGCCCAGCTGCTAATTCCTGCGACTGCGCCAACGCCAATCACGATCGCCAGAAGAACGAGGCAACCCATGCCCGCTCCCTTGTTAGTGGTCGCCGCGCCAGATGGGGTCTTATTCGCGGACACTGCCTTGGCCGGGGCCTGAACCGGAGCTATCGGGCCCCATTTTTGTCCATCCCACCACTGCTGCTGGCCCTGGGCATTCGGATACCAGCCGGGCGGCGGATTTGTTGTCATGCCCCCAATTCTACGGGGGCTTTTGCGTTTCTAGGAGGCCTCAATGGCTGATCGCTCCGTAAAGGTAACCCTCTCCGCGCAGGTGCAGGGCTACATCTCCGGGATGGAGAACGCGGCCCGCGCGACCCAGGAGGTCGGCTCGCAGGCTGAGCGGCTCGAGAAGCAGCGTGAGGCGTTCGAGAACATCGGGCGAACGGGAATGGTCGCGGGCGGGGCGATCGCAGCTGGCCTTGGGCTCGCGGCGAAAGCCGCGATCGACTGGGATAGCGCATGGGCTGGCGTCACAAAGACCGTGGATGGAAGCCCGGAACAGCTCGCCGAGGTCGAGCAGGGATTGCGCGGGCTGGCACAGGTACTCCCGTCCTCTCACACGGAGATCGCGGCCGTCGCTGAGGCTGCCGGCCAGCTCGGCATTCAGACGCCGAACGTGGTTGCCTTCACGAAGACAATGATCGACCTCGGGCAGTCCACCAACCTGGGCGCTGAGGAAGCCGCGACGCAGCTCGCACGATTCATGAACGTCATGGGCACCGCGCAGGAAGACGTGGGCCGACTCGGTGCAGCGCTCGTTGATCTCGGCAACAACTACGCCACAACCGAATCCGAGATCCTCGCGATGGCGCAGCGACTCTCGGGTGCGGGCAAGCAGATCAACATGTCCGAGGGGCAAGTGCTCGGTCTCTCGACCGCACTCTCCTCTGTCGGCATTGAGGCTGAGGCCGGCGGCTCGGCGATGTCGAAGGTCATGATCGATATCGCGAGCAGCGTCGACAAGGGCGGCGACCGCCTCAAGCTCTTCGCGGATGTCGCCGGAATGAGCGCGCAGGACTTCGCGAAGAAGTGGAAGAAGGATCCGGGCGAGGCTCTGGCAGCGTTCGTTTCTGGCCTCGCAAACGCGGAGGCCCAGGGCAAGTCCACGTTCGGCGTGCTCGAGGAGCTGGGCATCACCGAAGTTCGCATGCGCGACGCTCTTCTGCGTTCGTCTGCTGCAGCTGACCAGTTCTCTGAGGCGATGGCTCGCGGCGACAAGGCGATGGCTGATGGCAGCGCACTTACGGACGAAGCGAACAAGCGCTACGAGACGACTGCTTCCAAGATCGGCATCATGACCAACAAGGTCACCGACGCTGCGATCACGATCGGTCAGGCGTTCCTTCCTGCGATTGAGGCTGGCGCTGAGGCGCTTGGCGAGTTCTCTGACTGGCTTGGAGGCCTTGAAGGCCCTGCAGGCGCAGTCGTTGCCTGGACTGGCGCGATAGCGGCGTCAGTTCTGCTGGGTGGGGGCGCGTTCCTCGCGGCAGTACCAAAGGTCGCTGCATACAAGGCAGCGCTCGAGACTCTTGGGACTACAGCGAAACGGGTCGATGGGGTCCTCTCGACAATTGGGAAGACCGCGGGAATCATCGGGCTCGTCTACGCCGCGGTTGAGGCGGTGAACGCCTTCTCTGACTGGTCAAAGGAGATGTCCGGGGCGAAGGTGTCAGCGGACGACTTGGTCAAGTCCCTGAAGGAAACGTCAAACGCTGCTGCGTCGGTGGACCAGGCTCTCAAGGCGAGTTCGGTCTCGTTCGGGGACGCGTACGACACTCAGATTGCTGTCGACAATCTGAAATCGCTGAACACGTGGGTCGGAAAAGCGCAGGCCGGGTTCGAGTCGAACTTCTTCGGCAAGGCGATGACGACAGTCAACTCCTTGGGCTTGGGCGGCCAGCTCGGCCGGGCCAAGGAGAACATCGAAGAACTCGACCAAGCGATGGCGAGCCTCGTCGGGTCGGGGAACACAACCGCCGCCGAGACTGCATTCAAGCAGTTCGCAGAGCGCGCGGAGGAAGCCGGCTGGTCGTCGGAGCAGATTGCCGACGCGCTTCCGAAGTATGCGGAGGCTCAGAAAGCCGCTGCAGACGCTGCGGACGAAGGCGCAGGACAGGCGAAGACTGCGGCTGACGCATACCAGCAGCAGGCCGATGCGGCACGTTCCACTGTCGACGAACTCAAGAAGCTCATCGACACGATGAACGAAGCCAACGGTGTTGGCCAGACAGCGGAGGAAGCCAATGCGCGCTACCTAGAGTCCATCGCTGGTGTTGAGGAGTACATCCGGAAGGCCAATGAGGGCACGGAAGGATACACGCTCTCCCTCGATGCTTCTACTGCAGCAGGCGCGTCGAACCGGGCAATGCTCGCGGGACTGGCGGCAGATTCGCAAGCATCTGCCAAGGCGATCATGGAGCAAGAAGTGTCCACGGTTGGCGCGGACAAGGCGACCGCAAATTATCGCGACCGCCTGCAGAAGGGACGTGAGGAGCTGATTCGGCTCGCTGGCCAGCTTTCCACGAACAAGAAGGAAGTTGACGAGTTCGCTAATAAGGTCGCGAAGGTTCCTGACAAGAAGGAAACCGAGATGATCGTCCAGAAGGCGGCGGCGACGAACGCTATCGAAGCCTACAAGGCCACGCTCGGGTCCATCCGAGACTCGATTACGACCACTGTCACGGCGATGGTCAATATGGTCACGAACCCTCTTGGCGCGCCCAAGAAGGCAGATGGCGGCATGGTCCAGTACGCCGATGGCGGTGTGGCTGAGTACGCGAACGGCGGCCTGAACCCGGGGATCTACTCGGGTGGGACGCCGATCGTGAAGTTCGCTGAGCCGGAGACGCGGTGGGAGGCGTTCATCTCGGGGAAGCCGGGGAAGGAAGCTCGGAACCGTGAGGTGTGTGTCGAAGCAGGTCGGCGGCTCGGTGTGGATGCCGGCCAGACCGTGAACCACTACTACGACTGGCAGATCACGCTGCAGTCGACGGGGAACACCCAGTCGGATATCGAGCTGATTGATCGTGAGCTGCGTGCTCGCAGGGCGCAGGGAGGGTTCTGATGGATCTGTGGACTTTTCGTGCTGGCCTTGACGAGGTCGTGTTCGGGTCGAATCTGACTGGTGTCGGGCTCACTGAGACGCCGGATGTGCGCTCTCCAGTTGCTGATGAGACGCGTGTGAACCCTCGCAGTGACGGGCGCCGGTTCGGGCGAGATACGCGGCCGGGGTCTCGAGTGCTGCTCGATCTGGAGTTCCGGCCAGAGGGCGGGCGATCGCTTGACCGGGTGATGCGTGACTTCTCGGCGTTGTGGCGTGGGGATGCGGTGCGGTCTCGTGGCGGGGAGATGGCTGAGCTTGTCTCTCACACGGGCCGTACCGCGTTCGGTCGGCCGCGTGAAGTGGTGCCGAACCGAAAGAACATGCAGTTCGACGTGTCGACTGCTACGACCGAGTTCGAGTGCGTCGATGACCTCTGGTATGGCGCTGAAGAGGAACTCGTGCTCCGGTTCACGCCCGAGTTCACGGGTGGCCTCCCAGTCCCGGCCGAGGTGCCGTTCGTGCTCGGCGGCGGTACGGGGAGCCAGGACAAGGTGGTGACCGTCGCTGGCGATGTTGAGACGTGGCCGGTGTTCGAGATCCACGGCCCGATCATGGACCCGTTCATCGACGTTCCGGGGGTGGGGCGGCTGCAGTTCACGGGGCAGATCGCGTACGACCGGACGTTGATCGTGGATACACGGCATTGGCGGCGGTCGGTCCGGCTGGACTCAGTGCCAGCGCCCGGGTTCCTCGCGCCGGCCGGGTCCCGGTTGTCGGATATGAGCATGGCGCCGGGCGCCTACCGGGTGATTTTCGGCGGGTATGACCCGTCTGGCACGTCTTCAATGCGGGTGCGGGTTCGGCCCGCGTTCGTGAGCTTCTAGGAGGAAGCATGGTTGATTTTCTGACACCGTACGCGGTGGACGATTCGGTGATTCCAGCTGCTGGACTCCGGCGACAGTATCAGGACTCCACTCAGGGGTCCTCGGGTGTGACCCTTGCGGGTGATCTTCGAGTGACTCAGATGGATGTTCCTGGTGCAGGTGTCAAGGTCGCGGCCGGGAACGACACGATCCTGTGTCGCGCGCCGGGGCGGTCCCGAGAGAGCTACGGGATCTCGCACACGACCGACGAGAACTATCTGGGGGATGCCGGGACTGGTATCCCTGGGACCGGGTCTTCCGGGGGCCGTAGGGACATGATCATTCATGAGGTGGTCGACCCATCGCTTCCTCGCACATACACGCCTCGCGAACAGATTCCTGAGGGCGTGTATTCGAAGATCACCGTCGTTCAGGGGGTGCCGTCGACGGCGACCCGTGTGGAGCATGTGCCTGCCCTGAACGAGGTCACCGCCGAGTCTCTCGCCGTGATCGATTGGCCAGCGAGTACTGCGACGATCACCAGCGGGATGATCAAGGATGTTCGACGGGTGACTCTCCCGAAGGAGCTCGTGCAGGCGCGAGGGTTCGGATGCCAGGTGTCGGCCCTGGACCCGGTGTCCTCGACTGCCGCGTACCCGGCGGGGGAGACCTGGCCGTCTGAAGCGGTCACGAACGAGAAGCTGCGTCTTTTCGTCCCGGAGTGGGCAACCGAAGTCACGACGGTCATGACGGTGTCCGGGACGTGGGTGCCCTCGGTTGGCTCCTCGAACGGATGGTTCTGGGTTCAGGTTGGGAACAGCGTCGATCCGGCGAACTTCAAGACGGAGCCTACGAAGTGGGACATCGACGAGCAGTCCAAGCCGCATCGGACCGTTGTGCGAACTGCTGACACGAAACCCATCCCCGCCTCGATGCGTGGCACCTGGCAGCACTTCTTCCCCCGTGCGACCCGCACGTCGGGTACAAACGCGAACGCGATCGGCGCAGATTCTGGGACGAGCGTCGATCTCCTGGTCGTGTTCCGTCAGACACCCCTGTAGGAGGGCGCATGCTCAGGTACATCGTTGAGCGCATCGCTGATGCATCCTTCCCTGAGCTCGAGCTTCCGATCGACGTGGACATGTCTGGGCGGTCGCTTTCAACCGCCGGCCGGTTTTCCGGGAAGGTCTCCCCGGATATCGGGGCTCTGCGTGGAACAGACGGGCAGCTGCTGCTCGAACCCGGAGCCACGTTCATCCATGAGGAAGCAGATGGCGTGATCCGCGGATCGTGGCTGGTTACGTCCTCGAAGATGGACGGTCCAGATTGGCTGATCGAGGGCGCTGGGTTCTCCAGCTTCCTCGCCGGTCGCCCCTACGAGGGGGAGTATCGGGGCGTCAAGGTCGACCTGGGGGAAGTGATTGCTCACCTGTGGGCGCACGCCCAGTCGTTTGCGGGCGCCGACATTGGGGTGACTGTGCGCGGTCTCACCGGCATCAGGCGCGGCACGAACTCCGATGCTCTCGCGGACGCGGCGAAAGCGGTGGCGGAGCAGCGGAAGGCGGAGAAGAAGACTGCGACGGCGAACCGGCAGGCGAAGACGAAGCAGATCCAGGCAGTTACGAAGTCGCATGATGCGGGGATCAAGGGGCTGCAGGGCACTTCGAAGGCTCGTCTGACGACGCTGCAGAACCTTCGCAGGGCGAAGGCGGAGAAGCCGCAGATTGATGCGGCGCAGGCGGCACGGAATGCGGCGGTCGCGGCGGTGAAGTCTGCGCAGGCTGCGAAGACGAACGCGCTCGCCCCGCTGAAGGCGCAGCTCGTCTCGTTACAGACGGCCGAGAAGAACGCCACCGCTGCGCAGCAGAAGGCCGACGAGGCCTACCGGGTGGCGAAGGACAAAGCGTCATCCGACGGTGGCGCGTGGAAGATCCTTTGGTGGGATACCCCGGATTGCGCCCAGCAGGTGCAGGAGGCGTTGGACACTGCCGATGCTGAGTTCGTGGAGTGGTCGAGTTGGAATGCCAGCAGGACGAAGGTCCTGAAGGAGATCCGCGTATCACCCAGAGCCGGTGTGCGCAGGGACACTCCGAAGTTTGTTGAGGGCGACAACATCGTCGAGACCGTCGTGCTCGAGGATGATCTGTCGGCGTACGCGAACACGGTGGTCGCGATCGGCGCGGGCGAAGGACGCAAAGCGCTCCGCGTCACGCTGTCCCGGCCCGATAACCGGCGCCGGCGTGTGCGCACCCTGGACGCGAAGCACATCACGAAACGGGAAGCTCTCGAGAAGCTCGCACGGGCGGAGCTTGACCGGGCATCGCGGCGTCTCAAAGTCGACGCGATCCGCGTGGACGCTTCCCACGACTTCGCGCCGCGAGGCTCGTTCGAGCTGGGTGACACGATCCTGGTCGACTGCGAAGTCGATTGGCTCGGGCGGAAGCAGTTGTGGCATCGCATTACTGGCATCGAGTGGGTCGATCTGGATATCTGCGACCTGGAATTGGAGCAGGCATGATCTCTCTTGCGCGAAAGCGTGCTCTGACCCGAGTCGCCCAGTATCAGGCAGAGACGGCTCGGACGGCAGCGATGATCGGCCGGACGGGTCAGGTGTCGCGGACGACGGTGCAGCTGGGCGATGAAGATGTCGAGGTCGCTGGAGGCGTCGAGACCGCAATTGACACGTTGGTGACGGTCGATGGGCATGCGGTCGAACTGGTTGAGGCTGGCGACATCTCGGACGATGTCGTGGACACGCTGCCCGATATGACTGAGGACACGTGGGATGCCGAGGATGTCGGCCAGATCGCGGCGGACGGAGCTGACTGGGCGGCGGAGTTCGCGACCGAGCTGGAGACTGAACTTGACGCGGCAAAGGTCGAGCTTGAGGGGGCGCTGACGGAAGCGCACAATGCGCTCGCTGAGGCGGGGCAGGCGCGTTCGGAGGCGGCCCAGGCGGTTGCTGATGCCCAGGCTGCGGTAGCGCAGGCAGCTGACGCGATCCAGAAGGCGCTGGATGCGGCTGACCTGGCTGAGGGGGCGGCTCCGACATGGTCGACAGATGTCCCTTCTGCGGGCGATGCGTCTGGGAAGCCCGTCGGCGCTATCTGGTACGTCCGAGATGGCGCTGGCAAGGTGACGCAGATGTGGGAGCTGCAGCCACTCGGATGGTTCCAGCGGCCGTTTTCGGAGACTGCGATCCCGCAGCTCGCGATCGGGTCCGGCACCTACGGGAGCCTCGCCGGCGACCGCATCGTCGCGAAGTCCATCACGGCGGCCCAGATTCAGGCGCTCGCGATCACTGCGAACGAGCTCGCGGCGAACTCGGTCACGGCGGTGAAGCTCGCCGCCGACTCGGTGGTCGCAGCTAAGATCCAGGCTGGCGCTGTCACCACGGACAAGCTCAACGCCCTCGCGGTGACCGCGGACAAGCTCGCAGCTGGTTCGGTCGTGGCCGACAAGATCGCTGCGGGTGCGATTGTTGCTGGAAAGCTTGCTGCGACCGCGATCGACGGCATGACAATCACGGGTGCACTGTTTCGCACGGCTCCGACTGGGCGTCGCATGGAGTGGACGACGAGCGGGATCCGATCATGGAACTCGTCCGGAGTGCAGACTTCGGTGCTCTCGCCCCAAGATGGTGGCTTCCTCGTCGAAGGCGGGTTCCAGATCATGTCCTCCTCGGGGGCGAACGCGATCACTCTCGCTACCCCAGATGGTGTCTCAATCGTGGAAAACAGCACGGGGACTGGCGCGAGTTCACGTCTGCAATTCGGGCAAGTCCGAGTCTCTGCTCCTGCCGACCCGAACGGCACGACGGGGTCTGTGATTGTGGGCGCTGGCGGGCTTGCTGGCGGAGGGATTCTCGGGGTCCAGATTGCCCCAGCTCCAGGCACAGTCTCGGGGTCCGGGCGCCTCAGCAGCGGGCCACAGAACAACCCTGACACGAACGGGTCGATCAACCTTGTCGCGTCCACTGGGAGTCTCTACCTGCAAGCGATCTCCAGCGGGGAACGCGTGTTCATTGGGGGAGACAGGATCGACCTCTGGGCTGACTCCGTGCGGTTCAAGAGCGATACGAGCTGGGCCGACATGCCTTCGTCGTGGCTTGCCTCTGGCTGGACCCTCAGCGCCTACACGCCACGATGGCGAATCAAAATGGGGTACGTCGAGTTCGAAGGCCAGGTCGTGAACTCCTCCTTCACCGGCGGGTACACGAACGCCATCGCCCTCCCCAACTCCCTGCGGAACCCCGGCGGCGTGCA